GAGCTAAACAAAGCCTCCCAGATGCACAAGCGGCAATCTGAAAAGGTGGCAGCGATTAGCCGTAAGGAGTATGCAAAGGGCGGTGGAGTTCGTAAACCGGATGTAATGCCCAAAGGCAAAGGAATGAAGCGACCTACCAAAGAGGGCGCTGGAATGACTGAGAAGGGCATTAAGGCTTATCGTGCGGCTAACCCCGGCTCTAAGCTAAAGGGTGCGGTTACTGGCGATGTTAAAAAGGGAAGTAAAGCAGCGAAGAGGCGTAAGTCTTATTGTGCGCGTTCTGCGGGACAAATGAAGAAGTTTCCAGAAGCGGCTAAAGACCCTAACTCCCGGCTGCGTCAGGCTAGAAAAAGATGGAAGTGCTAGCCTAACCCCCCCTTAGTAGAGTAGTAGAGTATATTGCCTTATTTAGCGTCTAACATCCCGCATTTTAAATGCTGGGTGCGTAAAGAGTTTACACATAACCATGTAGAATACGAAGGTGAGTACCTACATGCGTTAGCCATAGCCGTAAATACAATACCGGATAGATGTCTTAGCTTTAACGTAGTGTTTACTGGCTGTGAAGAAGAAGAAGAAGAAAACATTCACGGCGGGGCTATGTGGGCCAGAATGCCCATCACAGCATTAATCGGTGATACTATTCTTGAAGAGTGGCCTCAGAAGATGCCCACTCACTTTGCCCAACCTTGGGATTGCTCCTCCAGAAACCATGCAGTCTTTAGTATGGACCGGGTATCCTCTAGCCCTTGGATGTGTAAGATAGGTGGAGAGTTTTATACAGGTCGGTACATGTTCACTGTGGACTATACCGACAGTCACATTTCAGACGATCCAGCACAACACAAACAATCTCATGTGCTGGAACTAATAGATGCAGGAGAGTTTACAGGTAACATAGTTGCTCTCCCTAATAACAGGGTACGGGTCACTAACCCTGCTTTGTGGGTTACAGGAGAAGGTCCACCGGACTTTGTGCCTAGTCAACATACACACAGCGCAGAGATTAATGATAGCTACATGGACCCTAGTGTTACATTTGATAATTTATACGCAAAGGATTAGAACCAATGGCTGTTAAGAAAAAAACTAAATACATGGCTAAAGGTGGCAAGACTACCAAGTACATGGCTAAAGGTGGCGCAGCAAAGAAAACTACCAAGGGCATGGCTAAAGGTGGTAAAACCACAAAGGGCATGGCCCGTGGCGGAATGAGCGGAATGAGTGGCATGAATGCCCGTGATACGGACATGATGGCGCGGGGCATGAGGATGATGGCAAAGGGCGGTCCTGTGACTGCAGCGCAGAGGAAAAGTTTGCCTCCCAAGCTTGTAAAAATTCTTGAAGAAAAAAGCGGCAATAAGAAGGCCTGACGCAATGGCAGCAAAAAAAGCAAAGGCAAAGAAGAAGAGTAGCAAGTCTCCTACTCCCTCTAACCCTGCCCTGTACTCAAGAGTAAAGTCTGCAGCTAAGAAGAAGTTTGACGTTTACCCTTCTGCGTATGCTAACGCTTGGTTAGTCCGCGAATACAAGAAGCGTGGTGGCGGTTACAAATGAGCCTCAAGGAATGGTTTGGCAAAGGCCCTAAAGGAGATTGGGTAGACATTGGAGCGCCGAAGAAGGGTGGAAAATTTCAAGCCTGTGGCCGCTCTTCTACCTCAGACTCCAAGAGGGGCTACCCTAAGTGTGTGCCAAGGGCTAAAGCTAAATCCATGACCTCGGAACAGAAGAAGAGTGCAGTCTCCCGTAAGAGAGCAAAGCCTCAAGGAGTAGGCGGCAAGCCCACAAATGTTGCAACGATAGCAAAAGGAAAAAAGATGTACGGTAAAGACAAGAAAAAGATGGCCTACGGGGGCATGACATCCCAGAACTCCATGCAGCAGAATCCTCAGAAAAGTCTCATGGACATGAATAGGTCTGATAACATGGTAGCTCCCTCTATGGCTACAGGTAGCAAAGTGGCAAAGATGTATTCTCGCGGTGGTGGAGTTCGTAAAGTTAACTACTAATGGTAAATAATTTACTAGCCCAGCCTAAGAAGAAGAAACGAGAGCTAACCGAGATGCAGTCTGCATACTTAGATGCTCTTATGGACAACGGTGGCAATAACGCTGCTGCTTTGCGTGTGGCGGGTTACTGTGAGACTACTGGCAAGGCAGTTATGAACTCTCTTGCAGATGAGATTATTGAACGGGCTAAGAACATGCTAGCCGCTAACTCTGTAAAAGCAGCGGCAGGTCTTGTAAATGCTCTGGATGATGACGGGACTACTCCTCGCGCTGAACTTAAGATAAAGGCTGCGGAGTCCATTCTAAACAGAGTAGGCGTAGGTAAACATGATGTTGTTGAGCATAATGTAACTGCGATTCATGGTGTAGTCCTTCTTCCTTCCAAAGCGGGTCAGGAAGAGCCTATCATCATCAACAATGACTAAGATACGTGTAGGGGTTTATCTTTCTAGAATTAAAATGCCGGGTAGTGTCCTCTGCTACAGACGCGGTATAGGTACTTATTACAAACGGATTGAAATTTATGGCGGATAATAGACCTACAAAAAAACAATTAGCCGAGTTTGCCCTGCAGTCCGCAGCGGCCATTGCTAAATCTCCTCAAGGTAAGCAGCTTTTAGATGAGACTTTGTTTAGTTTTCGTCCTGAAGACCTTGCTATGTCTTCAAGCCGGGGCCGTAAAGAAATTAAGGTTAAGGATGCTGCAGCTACTGCAGCAGTAGCAGCTAAAGCTTACGACCTGTATGCTAAGGGTAAGGACAGTGAAGTTACTTCCGAGATGGCTAATGCTCTTGTAAAGTATGTTGACCTTCTTCCTTCAGGAGTAAAGGCTAGGGCTATGGGTAGCTTTAGCACCCCCGGAGGAAGTGTATCAGCCCCCGTTGGAAGAGGTAGGGCAGGTTTTAAAATGCCTAACTTTAAAAATCCAGAAACTGCCAGTGCTTTTTATGAAGACCCTGATACGAGAGTTGATGTGAACTCTAGAAGTATCTCAGCCCAGCGCAACTTGGGTAAGGCAGGGCCTTTTGATATGTCCGCTTCAGGTAGAGTTGACAGGTCAGGTAATGCCTACGCAGGAGTACGTGGTAGTGCAAAGTTTGCAAAGGGTGGTCACGTTAAAAAATACACCAATGCTTCAAGGAAACCTCGACTAAAATAATGACAGATAAGGCCAATGTCAAAGAAGAGCCTGTAAAACGCTCTAGAGGTCGTCCAAGGCTAGCAGAGGGTGAGAAGGGTAGCTACAACCTATCCGCCCGTGAGAAGGCTAGGAGAGCCTCTCAGGCTGCTATACGCAAGGCTGAAAAGGCAAAGAAGAACGCCCAGAGGAAAGCGGTAAACGCTAAGAATAAAAAGAATAATATAAAGAAGGTAGAAAAGGCCCTGTTTAGTGATAAAGGGTCTAAAGTAATTGAAGATAACGTACTTGATAGCGTACCAAAAAAAGTAAGGGAGCTAGTTGAGGATGAAGCGGACATTATCTTCAAGCCCAATTCAGGGCCACAGACTGACTTTTTGGCAAGCCCTGAAAGGGATGTCTTTTATGGCGGTGCTGCTGGCGGGGGCAAGTCTTATGCTCTTCTTGCTGATTTGCTCCGTTACTGTGATAGGCCCAATCATCGCGCTCTTATTATTAGGCGCACACTTGACGAGCTTACCGAACTTGTTGACAAGAGTAAGCAGCTATATCCAAAAGCTTTTCCGGGTGCAACTTTCAGAGAATCCAAAGCTATGTGGCAGTTCCCTTCTGGGGCTACGGCATGGTTCTCCTACCTCGACAAGGACAAAGACGTAACGCGCTACCAAGGACAAGCTTTTACTTGGATTGGTATTGATGAGATCACGCACTACCCAACACCTTACGTGTGGGAGTACTTGCGTTCCAGACTTCGTACAACTGACCCTGAGATCAATGCGTATATGCGCTGCACAGGAAACCCCGGAGGGGTAGGCGGTTGGTGGGTCAAGAAGATGTATATCGACCCCGCACCGGCTAATGCGCCCTTTGCAGCAACTGATGTGGATACAGGCAACGCTCTTTTGTGGCCTGATACAGCAACGAACGGCAAGGCAGGTCAACCGCTCTTTCTTCGCAAGTTTATTCCAGCGCGGCTGACTGATAACCCCTACCTCGCAGAAACTGGTGAATATGAAGCCATGTTGAGGTCGCTCCCAGAAGTTGAAAGAAGACGGCTTTTAGAAGGGGATTGGGATGTCGCAGAGGGAGCGGCGTTCCCAGAGTTTTCACGTAATGTCCATGTTGTAGATGCATCTCAGGTGCAACTACCTACTAACTGGCTACGTGTTAGGGCAGCAGACTACGGTTATGCAGCCCCCTCTTGTGTATTGTGGGGTGCTGTTGATTGGGATGATACCCTTTGGATATACCGTGAATTTTATGGCAGTGGTCAAACTGCTGAGACGCTAGCCCATACTATTACCTCATTAGAGGGAAACGATCCCGGCATGTATTACTCAGTGCTGGATGCTTCCTGTTGGAATAGGACAGGAACCGGCCCATCAATTGCAGAAACTCTTATACGATGTGGGGCAAGGTTCACACCTTCTGACAGGAACAGATTAGCTGGTAAGATGGAAATGCACCGCAGGTTACAGATAGACCCTGTTTCAAACCAGCCTAGAATAAAAATACTATCTACCTGTACGCATCTTATCAGGACTCTATCAGGTCTTCCTCTATCTAAAACTAATCCTGAAGATGTAGATACAAAAGCGGATGATCATGCCTATGATGCTCTGCGGTACATGTGCATGACTCGCGCACGGGGTCATCTAACAATTAACAATATGATGAACAAGATGAAAACTGCAAAGCCTAAGCCTTTTGATTCTACCTTTGGTTATTAATCATGGTTGATAGTGCAGGAAGAAACACTTTTGGTGAAGCTAAAGCGGGTGTAGAGCCGGGTACTCAGCTTCGTAGTAATACTACAGGCTTACCAGAAGCAAGGTTAAAGCAGTTAGGCGTAACAAAGCCAGTAACAATTACATCAGAAGGTGCCGGTCTTATAATGCGCCTGATGAAGGATACGGGTAAGGGCGCCCAAGGTGCTTTTGTTGAGCTTCAACAGCGTATTAAAGCCTCTCAAATCAGTGCTACTGATGATGTTGCTAGGAGAGATGTAGACTCGTTAGTTCGTAGATATTTTCCTGATGGGATAGAGGGCATAGAGAAGGGTTTAAACGAAGCAAAGGTTTATGAACAGGCTCTGTACGATGCAGGTTTCCTAGAGGATGCTGATCCCGGTTTTAAAGCTTTGGACGTTGAATTTGAAAAGCTTCCTAAGTCTGCAAGAAATAAAAGGTCTAGCCAAGGAAAAAAGATACTTGGCATAAAAGAGAGTGGTGGTTTACCAACAGTCGTAGGTAGAGACAGAGATGGTAATTTAGTACTTGACAAAGAGCGGGTTAGGCCGTATACTTATAGACTAAGCCCTACAGCATTAGACACATTAGAAACTGTTAAACTTCCTTCCTTTGTTTCTCAGCCTCTAACAAAAGAGTTAGAAGCTCAAGAAAGAAGGCAAAAAGCTCCTCAAAGGATAGAACAGAGACGAGCTAATCTACCTGCAACCATGCAGGAAACTTTATCCGGTGGAGAGACTGTAGAGCCTAACAGACAAGGAGCTTCTAGCAGAGCATCCGGCGCTGTAATTAGCCGACGAGATGTAAATACTTTTAAACAGGCTATGAGTGCCTATATCATTAAGCCTAGAGAAGAAAAGACCAACCTGTTTAAAGGCGTTATGGAAGAGGCTAGAAAAGTAGACCCTATAGTCTCTATGGACTCTATGCAGAACGTTAAAGACTATCTTTACTTTAATGGCGTTCTAGAGGCGGACACTAGCATATCAGAAAAACTTGGACCGTCTAGACTATCAGATACAGATGTTCCTGAGTATGTAAAGCCAAGCGATAAATTTTATAAAGAGGGTCTTAAGTCTTTAGATGTAGGTGGTGCTAACGAACCTTTAGTGGTA